AAAAAATATAGATGACCGGTCAGAGGACGATACACTGGCTGCGTTTGTACAATTGCCGTACTTAGAAAATATGGAGGAACCACATGACCGGATTATCCCCAGAAAGTTTGGGGAAATCCACATTCCCATATCAAAAATGGGAGCCGGCCTGGTAGCGCATGAGCTGCAGCACTTTATCTTGTGCTGGCTTCTCACCTGGCGTCTAGATCCCGAAATGGACAACGAAAGCCTGTGTTTGCTGTCTGGAAACATCACACGCAAGTTTTGGAGGAGCTTTTATCGAAGATTCCAGCCAAAAACGTAACAAACCTATTGCAATTAGGTTAAATCAAGTGTAGAATATAACAAGTCGTTCATAGTACATTCTCCCTTACAAAACCACCACACTACATCATCTTCAGACGGAGTGTGGTGGTTTTATGTCGTATACAACTACTTCAAGGGTCAACCAGCTATTAGGGGAAGTAACACTCGCTCCATTTTCGCTACAGGAGGACGAGAGATTCCCTCATTCAGACTGGACAGAGCGCAAGACGCTCTATGAAGAGTGGGAGCAATGGTTCGACGGAACCAAGCTCGAAGAGAAGCAAAATCAGGGTGGAAAGGCAGTAGATAAGTATCCAGTCAAGATCAATCCCATACGTGGCGCAGTTTTCAAGCATGCTTATGCTCTTTTTGGCGAATTTGCCTCAGATTCAAGACCCCTCGTACCACCCATTTTAAAACCAGACGATATGGCATTGAAAGATGATGCCCAGATAGCCCAGAACTTTTTAAATGCTGTCTGGTCTGAAAGCTTTGGTCGCACCATCCAGATGCGTAATGCTATGCTTTCTCAGGTCTTTGGGGGTTGTGCATTTAAGGTATCTTATGTTCCCAGGCAAACCTGGAGGCGCTATCCTATTAGGATTGAGAGTGTCCACCCCGCTAACTTTATAGGTATACCAATGGCAGGAGATGAGTACAGGCTGCAGGAAGCCTGGATCATCAAGACCATTAGCGAGCAAGAAGCTGTTGACTACGGCGTGCCTATCAGGCAGTCTGAAGATGGATATATCTACTTTGTCGAACACTGGCTACCTGATAACTATGAGATTTCCATCAATGGCGTAGCAATCCCAAAGCCCGAAGGCGATGGCGAGACCTACGCTGGAGAAAACCCGTTTGGCGTTGTGCCAATTGTCTATATACCCCATATTAGAGTTTCTGGCTTCTGGGGAGAGAGCCTTATCTCGAAGAATATCGAGGGCATTGTAGAAGAGCTAAACAAGCGCGTCGCAGATGTTGGCGACGCGGTTTCAGCTGATAGCCATAAATACTACAAGCTGATTAACTCAATGGGCTTGCCAGAAGTAGTCGAGATCGCTCCTGGTATCCGCGCCCTGGTAATCAAGTCAAATCCAGCTATTACTGGTAAAGAGCAGCAAGCCGAGTTTGACGAGATAGGTGGCAACTCATCTACGCAAGCAATGGCAGACCTCACGACTGAGCTTTATAACCACTTCAGACGTGAGGCTTTTGTGCCAGCTGTAGCCGATGGTGAGGATGAGGGTTCTCAAAGATCTGGTCAAACTCTGGCAATGCGCATGTGGCCTCTGTTGTCACATACATCCACAGAGCGCGTGTTCTGGGGTGATGGTCTCGGGCTAGTTGACTATATGATTTTGAAGATAGCTCTGCTGAAGAAGATTGGCAACCTTCCCAAGAGCGTGAAAGAAATGCGTATTGAGCGCCGATGGCCTCCTATCTTGCCCAGAGACCGCGAGGCGTTTATTGCTGAACTGGTCAACCGAGCTGGCTCTAAGCTAGGCTCTCAGACACACCTGCTGTCTCTTATTGACGACATTGAAGATCCAAAGGGCGAGTTTGAAGAGATCAAGAAGAATGCCCAGGAGATGGCAGAAATACAAGCAAAGACTATAGCCGAGGGTATTGTGGCGAAGCAAAGTCAAAGCAATGCCAAGCCAGGTACGCAAGGCAAGTCTAATACACAAGACAAAGGAGCAACAAAGAAATGAGTACCCCTGATGACAACGCAACGGGTGGGACCGGCGATCCCAATGCCGCACCACCGGAAGATAGTCAGAAAAAGGGCTTTGATTATGAAGCTGCCTACAAGGGTCTGCAGGGCACCTACCAGAAGATGAAAGAGACCAGCGACTCAACAGTCGCCAGCCTTACAAGTCAACTGGCAGATGTGCAGTCAAAACTGGCAGCCGCAGAGCTGGACAAGAGCACGAGTGTCAAGGCGCTCTCTGACCTGAATGCGAAAGTAGACGCACTTACACAGCAATTAACTACCGAGAAAGCTGAGCTGTCTAAGGTTTCTGTGCAACGCCAGCGAGCAATGGTGGTAATGAAGGAGTTCCCCGACTTGGCGCCTCTTGAGGCGATTGGTGGTCTTCCTGTCCCAGAAGGTGATTTTAATGAGGATGGCTTTCGAGCTGTGCTTCAACAATATCAGCAAGCTTTGGGCGGGTTGATTGATCGTCAGGTCAAGATGAAGCTGTCTGGGGAAACGCCACCTGAATCGACCGCTGGTCAGAAAACTCAGTCGAAAACACCAACCGCAGACGATCTATACGATCAGCTTGTGTCCCTGGCAAAACAGGGCAAGGGTGGGACTGAGGAGTACGTCAAAATCCAGAGGCTTTACGACGAGCTTACCAAACCCAAGGAGTAATAAATTATGGCTGATCCCATTACCGATTACTATGCTGATAATCCTGTCGAGGTTCTCGACAAGAATCAGCGTGCCTGGTATGACCCAGATGTCTTGACGCTGTTCAAGAACAATGCCCTTTTTGCGCCGATCATGGCATACAAACGCAACCTGGGCGACGTGCGGGCTACCAGCATGACCGTCTCGCAGATCCTGGAACCACATGCCAACTACAACGCATTGACTGCCCGCCAGCTGTGGCTGCCCGCCATGCACATCGACTCTCGCTCGATCGAGATCACCTTTGAGCATCATGGCGGCAAGGTCGCCCTGCACGAGTACGACGACCTTGTAACTTACTGGCGCGCCAATGGGCGTGAGGGACTGCGGTCCATCCTGAACAACGTGCTCGGCTGGCACATCATCGAAGTACATGACTACCTTGCCCGCAACGCCCTGCTATACGGAGCGCTTGCCACGACCGGCTATGTCATGTATGCTGGCTCAGCGACCAGTTTCAACGACATCACCTCAACCGATCTGTTCACCCCCGACATCGCCAAGGACATCCAGCTGGGCATGAAGTACCGCGAAGTTGCTGGCGCTGTCAACCCAACTGGCGGCTCTGCACCTGCAGTAGTCTGCTACACCTCCCCTGGTGTCATCTATGACATCCAGAACGACGAGGACTGGATCGAGGCCACCAAGTACGCAGACCCAAGCGGCTTGTTCCGCTACGAGGTCGGCGCAATCAAGAACGTGCGCTTTGTTGAAAGCCCACGCCTGACGATGTGGAACTGCGGCGCCGTTGAGTACCAGAGCAAGATCGCCGCTGTTGCCCTGGCTGGCGATGGCGCACCGACTCCTTCCACGACCAAGGTGGATGGCGTCTACAAAGTGGGTCAGGAATCTGCTGGCGTTACCCACTATCTGCAGCTGAGCGACACCACGATTGCAGGGACGCTGGAAGCCAACCTCCAGGTCAACGATATCGTCTCGATCCATACGGCTCGCACTTCTGCCTTTGGCGTGACCAACGGCGTCAATCCCTTTGATGGCAAGCTACACAACCGGCGCGTTGTCAGCATCGACGCGGGCAACGATCGCATCGTGCTTGACAAGCCGATCATGGAGGACTTCGCCACCGATCTGGGATCAACCACCTACGGCTATGTCACCAAGGCTCAGAATGTGCATGCCTCGATCTTCATCGGCGCGCCGAATGCAATTGTGACTGGCGTTGCTGCACCTATCCGCTTGCACACACCTCCACCCATCGATGACCTGGAAGCGATCTATCGCTACTCCTGGAATGACCGCATGGGGCACCAGCCCTACGCACCCGAGGTCTTCGAGGTGGTCTTCTCTGCAGGCTCAACCCGCGTCAAGGGCGCTCGCCAGGTCTAAGAGGAGCCGAGATGACTACTAAAAAGGTCGTCCTCAAGACCACTGACGTTGCCAGCGGCAACAACAACAACAACGCCACACTCACTTATGGTGCCGTTGCCGCCAAGTCTCACATCCTCTATGGTGTGTACGCCAGCTACAATGGCGCGCCACCTACAGGCGCTTTCCTGAGCATCGCTCGGGGCGGGGCAGTCGTCTTCAACAAGACTATGACTGGCAACGAGACCAGTTTGGAATTTCCAGTTCCTATTGGGACGGCTGTTGCCGAAAACATGGTCATCACTCTTGGTGGCGGCGCCAACTCTGTTGGCAAGATCAGTGCCATCCACGAACTGAGTAGCCGATAATGACCACAAAGGCTCAACTCAAGGCGCGTATTCTCCGACTGATCGGGGACCCAGACGGTGCGACTACGACAGACGAGCTCCTGGGTGATGCAATCGAGGCGGCTCATACCGCCATACTTCCTTGGGTGTTCAAGCAAAGCACATCTACTTTCACGTGTGATGGGGCTACCAGTGTATTTGAGTTGCCTGCAGATATGTACAAGATCGTTGCAGTGTTTGACTCTGACTCTGGATACTACATCCCTGCGAGTAGCATGGCAGCGCTTCAGGCACCTGGGCAAAACATCCAGACTAATCAAGACTGGCTGGAGTATCCAGAAGGAAGTTTAGCACTTGCCAACGCGCCGGCAGTTGACGCCTCTCTCGTGGTCTATTACGCGGCTGCATGGATCGTTCCAGAGAGTGATAATGATGACCTGGAAACTCCTGGATGGTGTGCTACTGCCCTGGCTCTTTATGGGGCATCGTATGCGCTTTTACAGAAGTCCACACAAGCCGCTGATATCCGACAGTGGAACGTAAGGGTAGACAGCGGTACGCCTGTCATGAACCCTGTGAAAGATATGTCTACGTACTTCATGGACAGATTTTTCATGGAAGTGAAAACCCTGCCTAGCAGGACGAGAGGCGCACGTGGATAGACAAATCGTTCCCATGCTCCTGGAAGCTTTAGTGAATGGTCTTCAGGTCTTTATGATAGACCAGCTTGACCCTGCCGATCCTACACGCATCGATGAAATCAAAATAGGTCGCTACCAAAGCGAACCAACAACTAAGTCGCTGAGACTTGCTGTCCTTGCTGGTGATCTAGACGATCCCGAATGGAAAGACGAGATCGTAAGAGTTGACTCCGAGAGACAGAGCGTAATGGGATTTTCCCTTCCACAGCGAGAGATAGGTGGCACGCAAATGTGGTGGAGGAAAGGTACGGTCAGGCTTGAGCTTTTCTATATCTTCCGAGGTGCAAATGAGGACGACTCTAGAGAATGGTCGTATGCGATCCTGGGACGCCTTCAGGACAAGATCGAAGAAGTACAGGTCTACAGTTTATCCGATGACTTTAATGAGCGCGCGGTCAAGGTCTTTTCTACCAGCAGCATGATGTATCAGAGTGGTGGAGCACCATCAAGCTTTATCTTCAGAGGTAAGGTCTACTGGCAGTGTCTGACTGAACGCGCTTGGGATTAAAAAGAGAGGTAAAGTATGGCTGTTACCGCACAAGCAGGAATCGTCGGCTGGGGTCCACAGATTGGCAAGGGTACCATTGCGACCGTCTTCCACAAGCACAAGGCGACTACGATCGACCTGGGCATGTTGGACGATGTACGTATGGGTGCTCTTGAGATTGGTGGTTCACCCTTCCCGACATTTCCATATAAAGCAGGGTACAGTATTGGTGGTGGTTTCGAGATCCAGCCCCGAATGGAGGATGTGCTTGGCTGG